ATAGCCTGTTTCACTTTCTCGACTGGCGTCCAGTCTATGTACGGCATTACTTAAACTCAACTTCAGCCATAACTTGCGTCAAGAATGCTACCAAGTTTACTTCTTGGTCAGCGACGAAGGCTGATTTATATTGATACTCTCCTATCAACAATACTAGTTGAGGTATAGACTTTGGATTCACTTTATCACTAGCTACATCATAAAGATTCCTCATAATACTAGTGGGATCACTGTCTATATTTTGTCCAACCCACTTACGCATATCGCTGAATTGCTTGGCTTTTAGTAGGGCTAGAAGCTCCTTAAACGCGTTCTGAGAGGAGTTAGACAGTATACCGGTATCAATTACCCCATTTACAGAATATCTCTGTAATTCGTTAAGTACTCTTCTCCAATCTGGGAAGTGTGTTTGTATCACTTGAGCTATAACTTTCTCATCATACTTAACATCTTGTTCTGCTAAGATTGTCTTTGTTCTTTGAAAGAAGTCTCCAGCTAACTTAGGAGCCATCTTTTTAGGAAATACAAAGTCAATCACACTACATCTTGATTGTAATGGATCAATAATTCTATTCTTAAAATTGCATGTTAGTATAAAGCCACAGTTCTTAGAATACTCTTCCATAAAGTTTCTAAGAGCTGGTTGCGTGGATTGTGGGTTGAGATAGTCTGCCTCATCTAAGATGACATACTTACGACCTTCACTAAACGATACTGTCGTTGCGAAGTTCATTATCTCTGTTCTAAGAGTATCAATGTTACCATGTAGAGAACCATTGACTACAATGTAGTCAGCTTGTAGCTCATCTAACATAGCTTTTGCAACCGTAGTCTTACCTACTCCTGCTGAACCTGATAAAAGTAAGTTAGGAATGTTTTTATTCTCTACGAACTTCTGAAACGTTGATTTCAGTTCATCAGGTAAGACACAGTCGCTGATAGTCTTTGGTCGATATTGCTCGACCCACAAAAAGTTTTCCATCATATATTATTCAAATGTTGAGCTTTGAGTTTCTGTTGCAATCCAATATGTTAGAGTTGCACCTGTTTGTATTTCTACTTTCTCATCTTTCCAAGTTTTATTATTAAGAGATGTAAATTTAGCAATGCCTTTGCTTGAGATCTCAACTTTGTAATCATAGTTCATCATCTTTATGTTCTCTAATTTGAACACAGCTTTGAATGCTTTACCGCTACTATTGTTATCAATAACAGTGGTGTACTTGTCAGCTGTAGGATTCTTACTACTAATAGCTTCTAAGTTGATTGTGCTTCCTTCAGATGATATTGCTATCTCAGGTAAGGACATGACATTAGCTGCTCTTAAAGCGTTACTAATGTCAGCCCATTTAATATCTACATCGATATCTACTTCTGGAAGTTGTACCTCTTTGGCAGGAGGCGTTACAATCATTTGAGGATCCGCAAATGTATAATTTACTGATCTCTTAGCATCTCTGACAGTAACATATTTCTCATGAAAGTCTAACTGTGGTTGATCAAATAGACTTAGTACGCCTAAGAATCTATTCAACTCATAGAAACAACCGTGAGCGGGTAGAGTGTCTTCTATCTCTGCTTTAGCCATAATTGACTTTTGAGGAGATATAGTTTGTAAGACATTCCCTGGTTTGAATTCTATTCCAGTATTGATTACTGCAAACGACTTTAGTACATTGATTGTATTTTCACTTAATTTCATAATTACATATTTCTATTTTTGCCAACTTTACTTGGATCAGCTGTTGCTGGGGCTCCAATAGAACCCAAGTCTTTCAACGATCCCCCAAATACCATACTACCCATGTGCTGGAGCTCCATCCAAGGACACAGCCATACTTTTAAACCAATATGTCTTGCCCATTGACAGAACATATAATCTTCTGATAGATACCTATTAGAGTATTCTCTATCAAGACCAGATCTTTTATCTTTTATAAAGTCCATGACAGCTTTCTTACCAGCTTTAGGATTTTCTTTATAGAATAACTCTAGCTCATTTACCATGTTAAGTTGTTTATCATCAATCACTGCATCAAAGAATGCCATGATTTCTCTTTTGCCATCAAAGTGTTCTGTTCTAACATGGTCTGGTTTGTACATCATGTTAGGATATGCGTTTGCAAAAGTTTCTAATGTTCTCTTCTTAAACATCATAAACCCTGTACCACTTTCTAAAACTTCTGCTGGTTCTGAAATCTTAATCTCATTGCCACCTGCTGCAGGATTGAATACATAATCACCTACAAACTTACTTAGAATCTCAGGGTTGTCATCAGCAACACCTTGGTTAACTGCATGAGTAATCTTTTCCCATGAAATACATTTCTTAGGATAAGGAGCGCAAAGTATATCATACTTATTATCATCATCTTCATGATCCATCATAGCTAACATTGTAATAACATCGTTAGGGTTAAATGATATATCACTATCAATGAAAATCATATGAGTACTATCTGACCTCATAAACTCATCACAACAATAGTTTCTTGCTCTTGTAACTAGAGACTCGTTAAACAAATAATAAAACTTTAAAGGTATCTTATAATGCATACATAATGCTGACAAGTCGTTACATGACTTAGTAAACATACCTGCACATTGTCCACCATACATTGGTGTACATACCATCAATCCTCTCTTCTGTAACTGCTCTATTGGAATATTAATTTCCATTCTTTTCTCCATACTTTGCGTCATGCTCTTTGCCAATACCATAGTCACCATCATAAGTAGATAAAGTCTCTGCATCAAACATTAAGAACTGGCCTACGCGTGAACCTCTTTGTATAGTAGCGGGGCCATGAGCTACGTGAAGTAATCCAGCCATCACACCATTGTATCCTGAATCATATAGACCAGAAGTAATGTGAAGACCATTTCTGTTTAGAGTTGACCTTGTAATAACCCAACCAGCATACCCTTCTGGAATTGTTACAATGTTCTCCATAATAATTTCATACACACCTGGATATAGATTCCAGCATCCGTACTCATCGACATTGATCTTTTCAGATCCTCTATGTGTTTTTTTGTCACCTTCTAACTTAAACCTTTCATTCTTAAGTGCAAAGATGTCTTGTACTCTAAGATCAACCGCATTAGGTTGACTATCACCTTCTTGTACATTTGTCAGCAAGTTCTTAGGAACTAAAGGTGATAAAATATGTTTCATACTCATTAATCGTTCTCCTGAGTGAAGTGCCATAACAATATAGTATAGTGAATAATCTTCATAAGATCTTTCTTATTGTAACCATCCTTCTTACCATATCTCATTGCATACTTTATAATATTGGTATGACAAGCCTCTTCAACTTGTCCCATCTGCTTCCAAACATCTATTGTTTGAATCTCTTCATCCTTAGTACCAGCTTTTTCATTTACATAATGAGATTTGTATGTGCTCGCAATGTATCTGCTTATCTCGTTAAGGATTTTGTCTTCGTTAAATCTATATTTCATATTCTTTCTGTCTTATTGTATCTGTCTACCAAGTAATCAATATAGTTCATATTGTTCTTAGCCATACTAGTATCTTCGAAATTAGCTTCAAAGTCAACATGTTTCTCAAACTTTCCATTACCTAATCCAGTTGGAGACTGATCAAATGGTATTCCATTTAGTCCAGCCCACACACCAGCACTTGAATCCCAAGTGTCAATATGGAAGTCTCTAACTAAGCTAATTTCATTTGGACCATCTACCATACCTAAGAAGTGAATCTTCTTACCATTCTGTGCAGCTAACTGTAATAAGTTTCTATCATATAGTTCATTCATAAACTTCCATCTTGCATGGAACCTTTGTAATGGATTTCCTTTCTCACAGTTGTATGCATTTGGTACTGCTAGAATACTAATACCTATGTAATCAATAAGTGGACTAGAAGCTGCCCAAGCAAATGCCGTACAGAGGTCCTCAAGGTCTCCTACATCACTTTGTGGTACAAAGAATGTACCGAATCCTGCTTGTTTAAATATAGGTGCATAACGTCTAGCATCATCAATAGTAACCATAGAAGGATGTGCTGGATGATCTGGCAGAACAATATGTGTTGCCTCTACCTTCTTAGCTAAGTCTAATAACTTTTCTGGATCAAACATTGGTAGCTGATTCTTATACAACTCAAAAGCACTATTGTCCATGATGTTAAGAAAAGGTTTGCCATACTTCTCAGCATCCTTTTTCTCTGCTTTATAAAACTCTATATACTTTTCAACTTGCTCTTCTGAGCCTTCCATGCCATCAACAATGTGTGCTAATGTAAGATGTGATTCTCTACCTTTGACTAGATCAAGATGATCTACAGGCGTGATGTGACAAAACTTCATAATATATCTCCATAATGTAAAAAAGAATTAGTTAATCTTTTTGAGGTACGCCTGCTTTGCCTGATGAAGTTGGACCATCACTTTTTGGTGTAATCTCATCTGCGTATCTAATATCCCAATTCTTACCTTTCAATTCTTCTATCTGTTTATCAGATAGATTAGTACCGGGTCGTAGGAAGCCCATGGCATTTTGGCCACATTGCTTAATCTCCCACTGAT